TTTTTTTTGAAAATTTAAAGAAGTGGATAATCCACAACAGTTGCACCTTCTTCTGATGGATACCCTTTGACACCTCTGTACAAGGCTCTTTCAAGTCCATCTAAACCGTGTGAAGAAGAATTAACTAACTGAGCTTGAGAACCATCTAGTAAGCTCTTCAAGTGGTAAATCGTACCGTGACCTACAAAACGCTTCACAACAATCACAATATCAAAGTCTTTCAACTTATCTGGCACCAGTTCTGTATCATTATGGGAACTAGAAGCAATCACTTCAAGCTCTTCGGCTTTCTTTTCAGTCAGTACAAGAGACTTAAAGCGCTCTACTTGAGACTTAGGTAACCCTAATATAGCGACTTTCTTACCTTTTAAGTCAAAGTCATACTTAGCAAAATTCCGTGAGGACTTGGAGGATACCGAGGTGATGTTTGTTGAATTTGATTTGATTTTATTATCTTGGTGAACCCAAGCCAGGCGTGGTAGTTCGCCCTCTTTAATCACTAAGTCAACTAAGTGTGCAGTTGTTAGTCGATAGTTCTTCACTAGGTAATCATTGAGGTTGAAGACCCCACAACGAGAACCATACTCTCTCAAAGACTTACCATCTGCATCAGAAGGTACATAGTACCCCTCTTCATCTTTATTTAGTGGACAGTTCTCAACGTATGTAAAACCAGTTTCAGGCTCTAAGGTTGTTTCATAAGAAATATCATAAATACGGGGACCTGAAAGGTTAAAGGAAATCACAAGACCGTGACTCAAATCAAACCGTTTGTACACCTCAAAATTATTATCGTATAGGACTTCTCTCAACTTAGTTGGACTAGTTCGTTGTCTACGACCATCATCATAAACTAAAATTCGAACAAGACGACCTTGTTTGTCCATATAAACTAAGTGTTTCCAAAGAACTCTACTTGAAGATTTATCAATTACCTCAAAGTCAAGTATGTGGTCTTCACTCAAGGCTAAATAGTTTAACAAGGTTGAAACATCTGAACCAAGTTCTTGCATTTCTTGTATTACTTGTTGTGTACTCATCAAACCCCTCCCACTAAAAACTTAATTTCTTCCCACTTAGTTGCACAAATTCCTCTATATCTCAAAGGAGCTTGGTGTTTACTGCGCTCAATAGCATTTTCTAAATCAGCTAAAGTAACTTCCATAGGGAAACCTTTAGATTGCTCAAAACTTTCAAAAGATACCGACTTTCGCAGCTGACCATCCACAGTTGCATAAATGTCAACCTCTAAAAGAGAACCATCCGAGGATGTATGTAAATACTGTAATGTATTTGATGGTGTTTGTTTCAAGTATCTACCAACTGTTAAAAATCCTTCAACCTCACTGTGTTCCACTATTTGTTCTAAGTTAGTTAAAATTACTTCTTCTTTTTTCATGTCTTTACTCCTTACAATCCAAAGCCTTTTGAAACTCTTCACTTGTATGTTGTGTTCCACCCTTATTAATCAAAACATAAAAGTCAATTAAGTCATTCCAAGCTTCAATGTAAGAGTGGACAATGCTGATTGGATACCGCTTGATATTTAGCCATTCTTGGAAAGACAAATCAGTTACATAATATTCTTTACCCTCAAAGGTAATAGGAAATTTTCCAGTAAGAAAATCCAAAATTGCAGTAAATCGTTGTTGACCATCAAATAAAACGTGATCCATTTTAGCACGCTTTTCATCCTCGTCAAACCACCAATCGTTTAGGTAAAACGCACCAATAGGCAAACCATTGAGCATAGATAAAATCAACTGTTCTTTCTGTTCTTGTGTCCAAACCAACCCACGTTGAAACTCTGGGGACCAAGAACCGTTAGGATGTTCCTCACAGTATGTTGTGTAAGTATTGTACAAACTTTCAAAGCTAGAGGAATATGTGTCACACCGAACTGTCTTAATATCAACACCTTGATTTTCTTTATTTGGTCGAAATTTAGATAGATTAGACATCTCAAATCTCCTTCTTTAATTGCATAAGCGTCAATTCTTGTCCAAACATGAAATAAAAATACTTCCCTTGCGATACATAATCTCTTACTGCTCTTACAAAAGCTAATTGACGAGTCTTAGAACTCTCTAACTTCAACTGATTTGTTTCATTCAACTTCAAGTTCAAAATACGATTGATGTATTCTTTTTGACGAGGTGAAAGGTCAGACTCAGAATAGATACCCAATTCGCGAGCGAAAACTTTTCTTAAATCATTGAACAATGCTTTACGGTTACGTTGTCCATTGTGTATAGGTTGCAAATAACCCTTACCTTTTGCCCCATGACCTTTAAACCCTTGATAATCTCCACGAATTACCATAGACTCCAATTTGTTAAAATCTAATAATGTTGGTTTCATAACATTTGTCTCCTTTTCTAATTTTCTCTATTATATCAAAATTATTTAATTAAGTCAAGCGAAAAGAGAGGATATACCTCTCTTTAGTAATCTTCTAAGTACCGTACATCTTCTAAGTTTGTAATAACCACAGTATAGTATCGATGTGCTAAATCTTCGTGTAGAATGTTACCATCTTGTAAGGACGGAATGGTTACTTCAAAATCTACAGTAATTGAACGACTTCTGCTACCTCTATGCAAGTTAGTAGGTAGGCGACCGTCTTCCCTATAAAATTGAGCTACTACTTGTAAGTCAGCTTCTTCAGAGCCGTACTCACAATATTTAAAAGAGTCACTTAAAGACAGAAACGTTTCAAAATCACTTACAATTTTAGTTAGGTTATCTTTATTTAAAACATAAAAATAGTTAGAAAATGAGTGAGAATACCAAGAAACCCAATTCAAAAACTTTTTAAATACATACACTTCAGTCTTGTCTTCTGCAAAAGCAACATAAGTCTCTCCACGATACGACTCTCTAAATGTGATTAGTTTTGTGTTTTCTTTAACTTCCATACCTACACCTCACTATAACAAGTTATCTTCAAAATAACTAATTAGTTCATCAACAGTGTCAAACGGACGACTAATGACAGTTGCAGATTTTGGATGATTAGAGGTATCTAACTCACGTAAGTCTTTCAAAATCTCAGACCATTTGTAAACTAAGTCGGAAGTTGCGAAGGTGTAGTAAAACCCCATTTTAGTAATTTCGTTATAAAGTAACAGTGTGACCCACTGACCATCATTGAACGTTTCAACAACTTTTGCAATACTACTCATAGTTACTACCTCAATTTCTATTTTCTCTATTATATCAAAATTGATTTATTTTGTCAAACAAAAAGAGAGGATACCCATCTCTCTTTCTTTATTTTGGAATTGTAATCTTCACAATTTACCTCTAATTATCTGTAATTTGTGCCGTTTGATATACAAACATCTCTTCAAACTGCTTAAACGTGCTAATAATATAATCTAAATGCTTCACTACTTCCGTCTCAGGACAAACTCTAGTCATAGAAACCTTAGTACCTAAAGGCTCTTGGCTATGGGGCATTCCAAGTCTCTCTAACTTCAATTCACCCAATTTAGAACCTGACTTAGCTAAGTCTTTGCCAATGTAATTCTTGTAAGCAAAAATAACTAAATGCTCTCTATCGTAACTGAAAACATAAGTCAAGTGACTTAAAGTCAAAGTTACCGTAGAGTCATTTGGAATAATTGCGTGAGCAAAACCATCTCCAAAGTAAGAAATTAACTGCTTGTACAAGTAAAGCTGACTCTCTTGAACTTTCAACCAATCCAAAATCTCAGACGATGTGGAGTCTACAACGGAACCTATCCACTCATAGAAGTTACAGGAACTCAATTTGTAAAGTAACTGAACCACTTCACCCTCAATGTCAAAATGGAACGAAAGTTGAGGGATACCGAGTTCGGTTAGTTTCACATTTAATTGTTCTACTCTTGTTTCAATTTGTTTTCTCTGTTCTAAGTTCACCAGTAACTTCTCCTTCTATTTGGTTCTCTAATTGGAGTGCCTGTTCTTACATATTTGTAAGTATTATCCAAATCCACAACCTCATCATTGAAAATAGGAACTCCGTTACTTGGTTGGACATAGCCAAATTCTTTACTCTGCGCTTTTAAGTCTGCAGTGTGACGTTGTTCGTACTTATCATTTTTGGCGACTAATTTAAGTTGCAAATAAACCTGTCAACCGCTTATGTTCAGCAACTTCCTCATAGTCGGAAAAGCCCCAAGTTAAGCCTGACTCTACTACTTGAGTATATAGGTCAACCATTTTTAGAAATTTTCTTTCTTTGGAAACCACAGTTAGTTACCTACTTCCTGCGAGTCTAACTCTTCATATTTGACAATGTAAGTAACTTTCGACCAAACTCGTTTGTCGTAGAAAGTAATTGGGATAAAAGAATACAAGTCTCCCACCAAGTATTGATAAAGCGATTTCAAAGCGTCTTCTTTTACAGAATTATCCAAACCGCTTGGGTCAGAACAAATAAAATTGCCTACGTTTAAATCATCAGCACTCAAATCTGCAAACTCAAACTCTGAGCGCATGAAGTTGATACCGAAATCTACTGCTACCGATAAGTATTCGCTTTCGATTGTTTGTAGTAATTTCAATGTGAAATCTGAGTCATTATCTTTGTTGAGAGTGCAAGGCTCCCTATAAATCTCGATTCTATGTAACATATTTAGTCTCCTAATTCAAGCAACTCACCTTCAACCATAAAAGGTAAAGGCGCCTGTTTTAATTTTTCTTTTGGCACACACTCTGACAAAGCAGACTCAGAAGCGCGAGCCATATCAATCAACCAAAAATCATTTCCGTTTTGCATAATGTCAATAGACCACTGACCCTTCAAGTTACAATCTTTGAGTAGTTTTGAAACTTCGGATATCACTAAACTTTTGTTCTCCTCGTAGCGCTTCATCAAAGTTTCTTCATGGTTGATATAGTTGATGTAATCGTGGTTCTTTTGTATAGGAGCAGAAACTCCAATATCAAGGAAATTCTCCTTCATAACTTCTGGGTGCCAATATGGAGAAATACCAATTATTTCTTCTTTATCAAAATCTACAAAGACTCGATATTCTGTGTGCAAAGGCAAACCGTTATAGATTGTGGGATTGTTTTCCTTATCATCAATAAATTCACGGACGACCCACTCGTTGTTTGAGGATACCCCATAAATAACCTTATTGTTTAAAGGCGAAGCCATTTGATTGGCTTGATGCTGGATATACCAAAGTAAGAGCCTAGATCTGAAACTTCTTGACCTTTTGTAACTTTGGCGTTTCTAAAGTCAAACTTAGATGAAAACGTACCTGTTTTTATGAAGTAGTTTTTCTCCAAGTCTAAATCAAAAACTTTCATAGCAAAACGGTTAATAATCTCCAAACTTAAAGGGTTTAAATCTTGAAACTCATAGACACGTGTGCTTTGCAACAAGGTTAGAGGCACTTTGATAATGCGAGTTTTAGGAATTTTGAAAAATCCTGTTTTATCTACAACTTCCTTAATTGGAAGTAACCAATTTGACATGGCATTTGGATCTAAGTGCAATAAGCGATAAAGCACCTCATCAATATCCAAAATGTCTAAACCTTGGCGAAACGTGTGATAAAGGTGCATGTTTCCAGTTTCAATGTAGCGTTTGTAAAGACTTAGTAAGGTTTTACCACTAGGTTCGGGAACATCTTGCTTTGCGAGAAACCCTGTGAACTGTACTCCAAGTTGTTTTTCTAACTTCGGTGCTACTTCTTTCCCATAATGTTGAATAGGGTTAGGTAAAGCTAGTACATCCCCTACTTCGGAATCCCAAATTACAGTCTGAGAGACCAACTCCTCCACTATCTTTTCAACTACCTCTTCTGTCTCTGAAGTTAAATCTAAGAGTTTGTCTGATTTTTCAATTTGTTTTTGAGCGTTTTGTTGAGCTAAGTTAGGTGATTCTAACTTGCTTTCAACTTCTTCATAGGCACTCTCAAAGGCACTCTGTCGCACTGAGTTATTCTTAATAAGTAAAGCTAAAGTATCTAATTCTGCTTTACTATATGACCGTTTAGGGTTCATTTCAGATAAAGTGGACTTAGACTTTAAAGTTTTAAATAAATCAAACATTGGACTTCTTTCTTTTCTAAATAATTAAGCTTAAAAGTGAGGAATAAACTCAAATCGAGGATACCCTTTTCTAATATTGCTCAAGTGTAAATCCAATTCTGTTAAGTCTTTGAAGTAATTGGTGCGTTTAACTTCGCCAATTTTATCACTCTTACGCAAGACTTCAATTACTTTATATTCCCACTCTCTTGAAATAATGCGTATATGGTGCGTATTGAAACCTCGTCTTAAGGTAAAATCACAAAGCGAACCTTGACTTTGGAAGTATGGTTCGTCAAAAATTTCTTGGATTATAGTTGTTAATTCAGACATACTCAACCTCTTGAGCTTAAATCGAACAAACGTAAAAAGTTCTTCAAATAAGCAAAAGATTTGAACTTGTGCGTTTTGAAGATACTACTTACTAGTTCGTTAGCGGTATAAGTTTCAACAACCTCAATTACTTCCCCATCTTTTACCAAAGTAAGGATAAATTCATTAGCACCTCGGTTGAAAACTAGTTCTAAACCGTCAGCCGTTTCCTTAAGTTCTGTATAACTTAATTCCCTTTTGATAAATTGTTTAACTTCTTCTAACATAATTCCTAATTTCTAGGCGAAAAATACCCAATCGGAAAACCCTCTATCACACCATCTGAGTTATACTTCAAATATAGCACGGAAACACCAGAGTGTTCAACTTGAACAGAAACCTCAGTCGGATCAATCTCTTGATATTCAATCTTTTCCCCTACCCAGTTCAAAAAGCTAGAAGAGTAAGTCGAAACTTCAACTGTGTAACCTTCCAAAACCAAACCCAACAAAGACTTGTAGACAATACCCAAATGTTCTGGGTGGAAATACGCTTCTGGTTTAGGGAAATTGATTTCTGTACGATTTGAAAGAGCAATCTGTTTCACTGCAATCCAATATCTATCTAAGTTCTCACTAGAGATTGCACTTACAGACAAACCTCCTAAATCAACTAAAGACTTACCTTTAAGTTTATTCTTTTGACTAATTTCTGAATAAATATTAAGCATAAATTTAACCTCACAAACCTAAATCAAATGGAGCGCTAGGTTCAAAATAAGCAACTGGCCAATTATGGATACGACCTTGCTCGTCAAAGCGCAATTCTCGTCTCCCACCATCTTCAAGTTCAAGTTGAATACGAACTTGGTCATCTGAAACTGAACCTCGTAAAATACTTTCTCCAACTAAGTTAATCAAAGTACCATCGTAAACTGAAAAGTCAACTGTGACTGCGCGTTCCATAATGAGATACCGCAAGTATTCGTAAACTTCTCTGAGGTGTGTTGGGTGGAAATAACTTGTCATATTAGGGAAATTGACTACTTTACCTCCAAGCTTACCACTCTGAATAAGAGGTTTAATCTGAGCGGTAAACAACTCTAAATTCTCCAAAGAAGACTTTCTAGTAGAAAGCCCAAATAAATCAACGAGAGACTTACCTCTCAATCGTGGTTTTTGATAAATTCCTGATTTGATAATAAACATATTTTTCTCCGCTTTCTAATTTATTACATATAGTTAAAGTAACCATAATCAAAATAACCAATTTTATAAGGCTCTTTTAAATAACCCTCAGAATCATATCTTACAATATCTACTTCCCCATGTTTTTCATTTAACATGGGAGGTAGCTCTAATTGTAACTCAACCTCAGTCTCTAAAATGAGGTTGTCTGCAATGAAACGACCGACTAGATTGATAATTTCATCACCGTAAATCGATAATTCAATGTGAATACCTTTGTTTAGAAGACCAACCAACCCTTGCAAGAAAATAAGCATATCACTTGCATGGAAGTAAGCTTCCGGTTTATTTAAGGAAACTGAGGATACCTCACTTGTTTGGGAATTTACAAAAGCGCTAAATCGAGCGATATTCTCCCTAGACGATTTGTTTACTGACAGTTTACAAAGCGAAACCAAAGAGGTTCCCTTTAGCTTAGAGGGTTTTGAAACATCTGATTTTAAAATGAACATAACAAGCCTACCTTTCTATTGACGGTGGAACATTGAGTTCGTACCCATAACTTTTGGAAACCACGGTAACATAAGGATACCCTTTGGTAATTAAAAGCTTTTTCAAACCATCTAAGTCTAATAAATCCAAAATGACCGTTCCGTTAATGCGAACCAAAACGTGATTTTGTGACTTATATAATTTCTCTAGTAATTGTGGTAGAGTTTCTGAGGTTAGCTCTACCTTTTCTTTTTCTACTTTCAAACTTAAGTTCTCCTATTGATTTAATTTGTTTTATTATATCAAAAAGTTGTAAGAATGTCAAGTAATCAACTAGCAAAAAGGTAAAAAGAAAAGAGAGCGTTAGCTCTCTTAACTACATTTTGAAAACCTAAGAGAAAAAGCGGATACCCTTACCCTTAGTGTTTCGACTTGTCCATTTCTTTCCAATTCTCAGCTACAGAAGAACCGGTTTGACGGAAGACTCTTGCAGCCTTATTGAAGAAACCACCGACATGACTTGCTCCTTGGAAACCAACCCCAAGACCTGCACCTATAGCCGAAGCGACTGCTCTACCAGTATGACCTTCAGCCATGTGTTCTCTTGCTTTCTGCCAACGTTTTTGACGGAAAGATTTCCCTTTGCTATTTCCTCTACGGAAAACTTGTTGTCTACGGTCATAACTTGATAAGAACGGTTGTCTTTCAAGTATCATTTCTTCAACCTCTGCTCTTGTAAAGGTGTATGTACCGACTTGTAAGTCTTGCAACATAGAATAACGCTTAAATGCAGTTTCTACAACTGCTTTAGAACTACTAGACTCCATAAGGTCAAACTCTCTATAAGCATAGTCCATAGAGTCAAATACCAATGAAGTTGGATTCAAATATTGTCGAATTAACTTCCAATCAAACAATTCCCCAAAACCACCACTATTCCACAAGGAAATAGAATATGGAGAAACCTCAGGGCTAAATTGGATACCCTCTTTCTCTGGTTCATAAAGTAAACCATTGAAGTACAACTGACGACCAATAATTTCAATCTTACGAACTCTACTCCAATCACCAAAGTAAGTGTAAATGTCCTCTAACAAATACTCCCTTAAATCTTGGTCATCTTTAATGAATACACCTGCTTGATGTGAAGCAACTCGACTCATAGTTGTTCTATCATTCAATTCCTCAGTAGAAACAATCGTCTCTACTTTAGGAATACTAGAACCTTGCAAACCAAAGGCAGACTGCAAAACAGACATAAGTGCTTGTTCGGATACCCCTAGTTGACTTGCTAAAGCTGATGCAACATTTACAGAGTCAGCTACATTAGGGGTTTTCCCTTGTACGCTCTCAGAAGGCTCAGAAGGCTCTCTAGTCCATTTTTGAGGTTCAACCTCTAAATTATCGACTGATGTGTTTAAATTGCTCTCAGACGAAACTGGGGACTCTGCTATGGGTTCTGAGATATTTTCTTCGTGAAGGTCTGAGAAGTTTGAAGTATCTTCTTCGTCTGATTGAGAAGTTGGCTCTTCTACTTCATCTGCTTTGACCTCTTTAGTCGCAAACTCTGGGCGGAGGTCTACGACATTAGAACCTTCTGAAATTTGTTCAGTTGCTCCACCACTTTGTTTAAACTCTTGTAACTCAGTGAGCAATTCATCTACTTTGTAGTAAACAGTCTCTTTTTTCTTAGCTAAATAAGCGTCTTGGTTGGTGAAAGCCATAACGACATCTTCACAAGAGAAGTTCCACTCAGGTCTTAAATCTAACAAGAACTCTAAATAAGAACCCTTATAACCCATTTGTGCTACAACCAGGTCAGCAATCTCTCTAGCTCGAACAAAAGACTTACTAATATCACTGGAGCCAAGAGCCTTCAGATACCCCAAGACTCCTATTCGTTCATCCCATTCACTAGGGTTGTTAGGATTTGAGTTGCGAGATTTAATAGACTCTGCTTTACTTCCTAAGTTCTTCTCCAACTGAGTGACACAAGAACCTTGAGAGTCACCTAAAATCAAGTAAGGTTTAAAGTAAACTGCCCCACCCTCCATTTGAGAGTTTACAGAACGAGCCAATCCTTTATTCTGAGGGTTTTCATCTCGGATAGTTGGGAAATCTACACTACCAAAATAGGCAAATCTACGAGAACTTGAAGTGAGATACCGCTTGGAGTCTGAGCCATTTTGGCTAGACCAATATTGAGACTTTTCAGTACCTTTATAACCAACCATGAAGCCTGTGTCTAAGTTCAACAATGTATACAACCAAGGGTCTACTACACCATTCTTATAGTCACAAGCTGCTTTAAACGAAGAGGCATCATTTCCTTTGTTTCGAGGAAGTCTTTCAAAACCACCTATATTAAAGCTCTGACCAACTAAATAAATACTAGAACGTAAGCTTTCTTCATTTTGGAACCCTGCTTTTTTCAACTTGTTCAAGAGTTGCATACTTTCATCTAATTTATCGTACAAGTCTCTTAAATAAGCTCGGTCTCTATAGTCATCAGACTTTTCTTCTAAAGCTCGTTCAAATTTGCGAGTAGCTTGGTCTTTTAATAAACCACCTAAATAATTCTGACCTAAATCTACAAGCTCATCTAATTCTGGATTTGACATAATACGTTGGAACCAACCACCGTTAGAACTCAAAGCCTTAGAACCAAATAGATTAGACCAGTTTGTTACCTCGTCGAAAATTCCGAGGATACCTTCATCACCTCCAAGTTTTTCATAGAGAGCAACATCACTAGCTTTTACAGTAGCACGGAGAGAAACAATACCCATAACAAGCAACATGTGGCGATAGAAAGCCATATCTCCCCAAGCACCTGTGTAGCGCTTTTGAGAACTACTTACACCACTAAACCATTTTGGTATAGACTTATCAAACCAACCCATGATAGTAGGGTTATTATCCCAATCCAACTGTTCAGAAATGTTGTTCACAACTGGCATAGCAGATTTATTGAATACCCCTGCTTGAATAAAGTACCCTTTTGGAATACCTTTTTCATCAGCTCCACCAAACGCAATGTAGTAAGGAACCATTGTATCTGGTTTACCATCACCACCAAATACTGGGCGACCATTAGCGATTGATACCGCTAAACCATTGGAAATAGAGACCCCCTTACCTGATCGAGAACCTGCCCAATAAGTGAGAACCAATTTAGCTCCTGCATTTACTGCAGCCGTCATGTCATTTGAAGCCGTCAAAATACGACCATCAAGACCTTTACCTAACAACTGATAGCCATAAGTTAATTTCTCGCCTTTTCTCTGCAAAGACTCCAAAGCCTTATATGCAAATAAAGGCTCACTTTCTGCAATCTCTGGTTTTGCAATATGAGAATAGTGGCTTACTCTAACATCTTTAAAGTCTTTGACTAAAGGAGCTTCAAAATCACCACCGTATTCAAAAACATCAGTATATAAAGCACTGCTATGGTTAAATTCACTGTTTTGGAGTTCAGAAATTGGAGCAGATACCACCCACTCAGCAGAAGCCCACTTCTCGTCTTCCATCATTCCTACATGGTTTTTCAAGATAGAAAATGTAGAGAAAGTAGCTTTGAACTTAGCTAGATAATCTTTAAATACTTGGTTGTCGGTTGGAGTAATCGGTCTTGTTGCACCTTTACCAAAGTAAGCAACCTTATCAGACCAAAAATACCCATCTTGGTAAGTATCACACACCAATACCAAATACTCCCAAGCTCTCTTAGTTAAGTAGTCTTTAATCGCTTCACGTTGACCATCTGAACCTTTCCACTTCATTGGAACCGATGGAAAGTTCAAATCATCTTTTTGAACCGTTACTTTACGACTTAACGCAAACTCCAACATCTTGTAAGGGTAATAAATCGGTTTGCTAGATTCTACAATTTCTTTTAAGTCTGCTTGTCTTGAAGTGTTTACAGGAATAGAACGAAGAGGAGAAAACATAGCTTCTCCTGCATAGTAAGATGCTGTGTAGTTCGGTTGAACTGCTTGTTCTCCTTGGATAATCACCATAGGTAAGTCAGGTAAACCTACTACAACTCCTTCGTATTTATCTAACTCATAACCCGCTTCAAAAGCAAAATCATAAATATCAAGCAAAGAGTCTACCAAAGAAACCACATCAGCGTTCAATTTACTTGAAGATTTTAAAGCCTTAATTTTTCTTGCAAAAGTCTCATCTTCAACCGAAACCAAAGACTCTTTGACTTCTGAGGATACCGAAGTAGGGTCAAACTCTAAGTCTAAAGCCTTTGAAACAGTCGCAATATCATCAATTAAGAAGTGCTCTAATTGTTCTGCTTTCAATTCTTTCAGAGAATTAGAGCGCAAGTCGGATACCGCTAACTGATTTTTTAGTTGGTTTTCAACAGAATGAACTGCTAACTCTGACTCTAACTGAGTGTAAATTGGTTTTAAGTCACTAAAACCAAAGGTAAACCCACTTGCTTTTCTATCTAAAGAAAGTTGACCGAAGGCACAAGCTAACATACAAGTAGCATAGAAATAAACAACTTCATCTGAACCCTCAAGTCCGTTTTCTACTAGTTCTTCAACTGAACTATAGACTACATCTACAATCTGCTGATTGTCTAGTCCTAAACCGAGTTGGTTTGAGATTTTCTCCATCTGATCTTGTATTTTACTCACTCACTTCACCTTCTTTCTTCTCTACTAATTCTAAAGCTTTTTGGAACACCCCACTAATATCTCTTACTTCACTAGGTGGGTAGTAACTGAAAATACTACTCATCACCCTCACAAAAGTGTGAGGGTCAATAGTACAACTTAGGAAATCACCTTCTTTGGTTAAGTGTTTACTGTTCAAACAACTAATAACATCAGCTCCAAACTCTTTTTCAAACTTCTCAAAGTCTCGACGGAAACGGTAGGATACCCTTGTGGTATTTACCAAATCTGTCAAAAGTTTGCTTAACTTAGGTAGTTGAGAGACTTTAGGCAATGGAACACCCCAAGCGTTGAAACCATAAGCAGAACGTAAAACGTCTACTGCTAAGTAATTAGATGCAGTCAACAACTCCACAGAAACTTCATTAGCGAAACGGTCTGCAAATTCTTTAAAGGAAGGTCTAATTTGTTTAAACTCTGAGCCTTTACCTTCGTTTGCGAAGTAGCTATCCAACTCTCCGAACTGCTCTTTTAACTTAGAGTTCTTATCAATAAACTTATTATAACCCTCAAAAATAGAAGTGGACTCTAAACCAAAGATACCGAAACTTGCTAGCTTAATTGCATCCTCATCTGACAAATCCAACTCTTTCAAAGAACAAGCTAATTGGAAGAACTCTTTTTCGTTAAAGAACGTATCGAAAGAATAAACCGAATTTGTAGATAACCAACTGATTACTGCAAACAGCGGTGAAACCTCTCCTACTGTTTCTAAAACGCTATCTGGTAAAAAATCTACACCCTCTAAAGTAATTTCTCTTGCTAAAGGTTTAAATTCTACATCCTCTAAATCAAAACCAAAATTGAATAGTTTATCGTATAGACCTTGGTATTTCTCAATAGTTTTATTTTCTTCCGCTTGTTCTTCTGAGACCTCGTCTTCTGTCTCCAAAGGTTTTTCTGTTTCATCCATTTCCTCAGATAAGTTACTGAAGTACAACTCCAAACCACTCTTATAACTTGAAACAAACTCAGAACTCATAAAATCAAAGGTAATGTTTTCTAAAGCCAACTCCAAGCAAGTGGTGAGCGCAGTGAGATACCCAATAAATACTGAATCAACACCTTTACTCAACCCAACCTTGTCTTTGTTCTTCAAAAGGTAATTAGCTACGGAAACTGCTCTCAAATAAGTTGTGTCAGAAGTAATAGACACTTTAGGAGTCGGATAAGAAGTAATATCTCTATGGTCTTTCACAAAAGCAACCATTGAGTTTACATACTCTTTTGCTAGAGCTTTATTATGTTCTCCAACTTCTAATGTCTCTTTTAAAGTTGGAAATTGAGCTGAAATCTCAGACTGATACCCCTCAAAGACACGCACTAAACCTAAGAAGTTAGTAACCAAAGTTAAATCGGAGTCTTTTAAGAACCCATCTCCAATATCTTTAGTTTCCACGGTTTTAGTTGATTTAGGTGTTCCTTTCTTAACTTCTTGGAAATAGTTCCACAAAGCGCCACCTTCTTCATCCATCTCATAATATTGAGGACGAAGAGCCGTGTGGGTGTAATATAAGTCATCATTGAACAAAGCACCAACATAGTTCAATTCTGTGTCTCTCAAAATGAGACCATAAGGGTCATTGATTTGTTCTCTATGACTCTCTACAAACTCTTTACAAGTCACACTGTCTTCCACCAAACCAACTGCTCTCAATCGCTTAAAGGAAGACTCTACCATTTGTTTTCTGCTTGGGTCTAAGAACCAATCAAGACCGTGGTTATCAAGCAGATACCCTTGAACTTCTGGGCTACTGCTCAAGACAATAATCTCTTCTACACTTGAGAAGACACGTGAACCAAAGAGAGAGCGACTATCACCCCTCAATACTTTAGTAATCGAAGTGGACTTGCTTTCTGCTGACAATTCTGTACCTAACTGCTCTGTAAAGGTAATCGGTACAAATTGCTCCTTTGCCTTGAAATTGACCGGTGAAACATAGAACTGAACGTAAATACCATCTAACCCAAGCACTACTCTACGAACATTATTAGGTGAGAACTTGGAAATGATACCCTCAGTAATTCCCTTATCTTTTCTCTCTTTTAACTGTTTATAAGCTCCTGCACATAAGAGCCTTTCAAAATTTTCAACATACTTATTTGTTACTTTAGTTGGTGCACCTTCTTGCCCTCCTTGGGTTTGTGAGGTCAAAGGTTGCGAACCTTTTAATAATTCGTACATGTATTTTATCTCAACTTTCAAGATTTTCTATTTATTATCCAAAAGAAAACCACAAAAAATCCAGCATACCCTCATATACTGGATAAAATTCACTAGTTTCTTAGTTTTGATAAATATATGTGACAAAACCTTCTGAAGTTGTAGTTGGATTAAACCAACCACGGTGGTTGCCAATATAACGTTTCTTACCATAATTTGACTCTGAAACTTGAATACGAGTGTTAGACTCAACCGCAGTTACAACCGCAACGTGACCATAAGCACCATCGTTCCAACATGCAATCGCACCAACTTGAGGTGTTGAACCTGTTCTAAATCCTGCGGCAGCAGCGCTTGTCGCCCACTGCGCTCCATTACCCCAATAGTCTCCAGCCCAAGGTGCTAAAGTCTTAGCCCCCCAAGTACATTCACCAGTTGGGTAACTTGAAGCGTCTGTGTTGTATCTAGGACGACTTGTTGTAGACACTGTAGGAGTTACTGTTGGTGTTGGTGTTGGAGTTGGTGTTGCCACTTCCTCTTGCGGTTCAGAACTTAGAGCTACTTCTTCTGAAGTAGTTGAGGTAGACGGAGTGGATACCAATGAAACTTCTTGCGCTAATGAAGTATTTGCAGAGTTAGTTACTACTGCTTTTTCACTCTCTTTCTGAGCTAAGTAAGTTTTTTCTTCTTCCAAAGCTTTAGCTGCTTGACGTTCTGCTTCAGCTTTTTGCTCTACCAACTCAGCTTTCTTATCCTCTGCTTCGGTCTTTTCAACCTCTAAGTTCAACTTAGCTACTTCTAACTCCGCTTTACGAGAATTAAGAGCTTGCGCATCATCTTCTAACTTCTCTTTATTAGCAATGACTGTGTTAATAGCTTGGTTGTTCTCTTCTTGTTTTGCTAAAATGTCTTCCTTATCACTCTTTTGTTGTGCCAACATCTTGTTACTTGCTTCAACAATTTGATTCATAGAAGTAATCTTAGAAATAGCGTCAGAGATAGAATTTGAGTTGACAACTGCATTAACGTAGTCTAAAACAGAACCACTGGTTTGCGCACTGCGAGCTTGTTTTTCCAAAGACTCTTGGCGAGACACAATGTTCTTAGACAAGTTGTTGATGTCTTTTTCTAGGTCTTTGGACACCGATTCTAGGTGTTCTGTTTCAGCTTGTAAATTAACTTGTTCAGTCTCTAAGGCAGTAACCTTACTTTGGACACTCTCGAATTGAGAACTTGCTTCTTTTTGTTTCTCAGTTAATTGTTCCACTTTCTGGTCTTGTTCTGCAATGGCAGAATTGGATACACCTGTTGGAGTTGCAGTTGCTTGTGGTACATCAACTACTTCATGAGGGTTTAACGCTCCTGCGCTTACTGTTTGAACGGTTGTTAAACCTTGACTTAACAATACTGTACTTAGTAATAAAGTAGATAAAACTTTCTTTTTCATACTGGAAAATCCTTTACTTTCAAAATATAAAATCATTATAACAAAGAAAGTCGCAATTTCATATTACGACTTTGTTACATTTTCGATTTGGTTGGCAAGGGTTGATGCCACAAAGGTTTTGCTACTTGAAAGGTTTGTATGAAGCCTTAAACTTACTCAAAGACAAAGTTTCACGTTGAGGTGGTATTAGCCAATGGATGTCACTATTTATTGGCGGTGCGTGGAGGAAAGTTACTTCCTTCCCACTTACCTCTTTGACTACGACAACTTTGTTGAAGTCCGCTCTGTTTCTATAAAGCCTATTTTCATTCAAATCCAAGACTCAAACCACCTTTCATTTCTTCATTCTTCTAGTTTAGCAAAAAGAAAGAAAACAAGCAAAGAAAAAGAGAGGATACCGCTAGGTAAATCCTCTTTCTTTATATCTAAGCAACCTCAGTTGCAACTGCTTTTTCTTCCGGTAACAATGGATATTCTCTTGAATCCACAATATTGGTGCGCTCTTTCTTGTTGTCGAAAGCCAACATCAACTCTTTACCAAAGTCCTCAAAGGTGTACTCAATCATAGTGAATTGACCTCCATGACCTTCAAACTCAGCAATACAACGTTGCACTAGTTCTACTGCTTTTTCATGAAGCCCACCCATCAACTCGTCTACGACAAACAACATACGGTGATTGGTAATCTCAGTCAATACTACAGAGAACAGAAAGGCAATAATCTGACCCATACCGTCTCCTGTTTGCTTACCAATCACTAATTCGTTCCATTGACCGTTCTTGAACTCCAATAAATTCAAGTGAACTTTCTGAGCTTTCAAGTCGGAAATCAAAGAGAACTTATACACGTTTTCTCCAAAGACCAAAGCCAAAGCACGGTTAATGATACCCTCCATATAGTCACGCAAACCTTTTGTACCATCATTGCTCAACATAACAACGTATTGTAAGGCTTTCGCTCTATTCAAGTAGAGAGTGCGCAAATCTTCTAGTTGTGCAATGTCATCTTGGCGCTTTCTAAGTCTATCCTCTTTCAAGGAGTAGTCTTGTTTAATCGCACCGAGGCGACTTGCGAATGTTTCTGAAACCAAGGAAACCCTCCTTTTCTATTCACTTACTTAGATTTAGTTACTACTCATAGCAACAGACCAAATGTTAGAGGAGTCAAAACTCTTGATAAAGACAAACTTCCCTGCACCAGCAAAACCAAAGCGAATATCGTCAGCAAACTCACCTTTACCATACAACAAGTAATCAAAGTAAACTGGGGAAAGTCCAAATTGGAAACCTCCTAACTCCAACTTCGCTTGGTTACCTTCTGTTACCTTATGCACGTGTTCAATAGGGGCAGTCAAGTCTAAATCTCCATATTTGAAGGTTACATTCTTCAAATCATCAGAAATAATGACTTGAATACGCTCTGCAGACATGAGACCACTTAAAGCATTAATACGTTTCAAATACATTTCAACAAGAGGGCGAGATAAGGATACCCAAGGTAAATCTCCAAGTTGATCCAGAGAGTTTGGTGGGTAAGCCACATCTACATCATAGAGGACACCAATTACAGTAGCATCTTGTTTCAAGACAAAGAAGTGTTTTTCTTCATCTTTGTAGAATGAGAACAACCCTTTAGCCAACAAATCTTTCAAAGCAATCAAACTCATTGGACGAAGACCACCCTCTTCTAAGAAGAAATCCATATTGTTCTGAACACTAGGCATATAAGTGTCTTTGTAGAACTCCAAGGCTTTGGTAGTCGGATTAAACATCAAATCATTGTGGATTTCATTGGTTGTTGGAGTGTAAGGAGCTAAATCATTCAAGGTTTGAATCATATCCTCACGTTGTTGTTCTGTTAATTCTACAAATGGAACTTCTTCATTGTCTGCAACACTAATATACTCCAAACGGTACAAATCTGAAATGTAGAACGGCGGAGTTGTTGCAATGAGAGAAGAGTTACGAATCTCTTCATCTTTATCGGGTAACTTCAAGCTCTCTTGAACAGTAATAGCTACCTCAATATCTGTTAGAGGGTGGAACGTTACACTCAATGGAGTGGTCAGTTCACTAGCTGCATAAGTTGAAATCAACTTCTCTAAAGTAAGAGCTGGTACTTGGAAGTAAATTGGGTCTTCCCCTTCAAATTCTGTAACCTCTACCGCAGAAGTGGTTACACTTGTTTTTGCAACCACAATATCTGTAAGGGCAAGGAAGGATACCGCACCGTTAGGTTCAACCTTCATAACTACGTTCTTGCTCTTAGGGTCAATCATAGAGCGCTTTACTGTATCAATCAACAAGCGACTTTCTTCTGCTAATGTGTCAAATGCAATTTTTAAAAACATCTTTCAGCGGTTCTCCTTAATCTAGTTTAAACCCTTGCTCCCAAGAAGCAGTGTCAAATCCTGCAAAGGGATTAGTATCTGCGCTTGGTGTCGATTTAGGCGTTTCCTCAACTTTAGGAACTTCTACTTCTACTGTTTCAGTTGGAGTTGCACTACCAAATACACCACTCAACAAATCAACTGCGCTTGTATCTGTATTTGAAGGAGCTTCAACTTGTGTAGTTTCTACACTAGTTGGAGTTTCTGAGGTAGTTGGGGATACCGCTTGCTCTTCCTTAGTTGGAACCGTTTCTTCAAATTTAATTTCCTTTGTAGGTTCTGGAATAAGTGGAGAGTCCCCTTTTGCAATATCAACAACTGCATCGTTTTCCAACATTTGAGCAGTCATCTCTTTTGCTTCTGCTTTGACTTCTTTACTATCTGCTACTTCAACATCATAAGAAACCGCAGACACATCTTCTCCTGTGATTTCCTTAATAGCGTCATAGTCTTTCTTCTCTACCGCTTCAAAGAACTTCTCTAAGCGCTCTGCTTCAGCAACTTTCTCAGCCAAAATCTTACTTGCAAGTGCTTTGTAAGATTCAATCGACTCTTTTGTGAACTCCGTCTCACTAGCAAGTTCCATTTTAATCGGATACCCAAGGGAGTTGAGGATTTCAACTTCTTTCAAAATCGCTTGAACACGAGCCTTTTTAGACCCTCGAATTTCTTGCTCTTTACGGTTATGTTCCAATGCTTGTTTGTTTAGTGACTCCAAACGAGCCAATGTTTGTTCTACTGACATTTTATGTCCTTCCTATTTTCTTCTCGTTTTCTTCGTTTCTCATGTACTACGGAAAACTTTACAACTTCAATTAGTAAGTAGGTGAGTTGAAAACTAATCAACAAACCCACTGCAATAATTATCTCCACAACAAAACAACAGTTAATTAAGCGCCAAATAGTGCTTAATCAAGTCTTTAATCTCTGGTTCTAAGACCATAAGATTTAAGCGCTCTGATAGGGATACCCCGGCCCAGTTGAAGTCTCTCAGACCCTCTAAGGCTTCTGAGAGTTGAGCTTGTTTTCCTTCTGCTTTGACTTGCTCTGCTACTGACCCTTCTGTATCTTCCAAGAAAATCTCAGAAGGTGGTTTTAATTCAAATACTTGTGGGTCAAAATGAACCTCTGGTAAACCTGTAATTGGATTCTTACGCATCTTCACTACTGCACACCATACAAAGCTATAGTCTTCTGAACGCTTCGGACGAGCCATACAACCAAGGTTCATAAAAGCACAAGTAGTTCCACCCTCAGTTTTGAACGACTTCAACTCACTAGGTTGGTGGATATGACCATTCAAAATTAAGTCCACTCCATAAAAGGGTTCATGAGTCGTTAAATCAATAGCTTCGGGGTTATTTGTAAAGTTTGTTAAACCAACTCGGAAATCATAGTGAGTTATCGCAATATTAGTGATACCCTCTACAATATCCAATTTTTCAAACTCTTTCCCATAAGGAACATAGTGGAAAACTACTCTCAAAGGCGCATTTGTGTCTGGATCAATCAAGTCAGGTGACTCTAACATCACTCGACCTACTTGTTTATCTTCCTCTGCTAAATGTGCAGGGGAGTCAAAGTAACCTAATGACGACAGGAACAAATAATCATTACGCTCTTCCGAACCATGTAAATCATGGTTTCCTCGGTTAATAACCTTGTGACCCTTAATCGAGTCCAAGAATTTCATTGTGCGACTCAACATAATGCGGTCGCCCGACAACCACGATACACCTGTGCGGACTCCAATAAAGTCGCCTGTTTCATTATATAACTCTGGTTCGAGTAGTTGGACTCTCTCCAGTGTCTTGTCCATACACCAATAACAGTTCTCTTGGTAGTTGATGTGTTGACCTCTATACACATTTTCAATGTGACGGTCACCAAAAGTAACTGAGGTGTTTCCTTTTACTACTTTCAAATCTAACGCTCTCCTTTAGTTTCTTTTGTACATTTAGAGAATAACCTCTTCAACCTCGTTATACAAAGTAAGCCAGTCTTTTATCCCCTCTTCGTCATGTGCTTCGTGGACTGCGTTCATGTAAATAAAATACCCTTTTCTTTCAAAGTAATCAAAGGCATTTAATTCTCCCTCATAAAAGGAGGACTTTCCCCTATCTTTTGGGAATACCTCAACTACTTGCAAACCATAGTTCATTTCATCTGTTAGAAAGGCTCTGACTCCTTTATAAGTGTGTCTTCTCGAACCACATAAAATTCTCATAAACTAAATCTCTCAAAACCCTCTCATTTGCCCTCTATTCGATTTTAAATCTCAGTGGTAGAAATAGACCTAAGATTATTTAAAATAAAATCTGAGTCAATCTGAGACTTCCTAGCTATGCTCATGTGGACTTACTACAGTCGAACCAATTTCAAAAGGTTCTGTAATCGAAAGATGACCACAGTGTGAGCAGACACCAACGGGATACCCTTGGGTTTTTAGTTCTTGTAAGAGTTCTTCGCTTTCTTTAAAGCAAAACTCTTTCTCTGAACCTTCAAGTTCTAACTGTTTGTCTAAAGTTTCCAATTCTGAAAACTGAGACTCTAAAACCAAGAGAGATAAAACTTCATCATTTCTGCTCTCTTCAATCACTCCAAAGCTAGGTGCAGTATTCAAATCTTCAATAGCCGAGTTTAAAGTTGAAATAACTTCCAAAACTTGAGTTGAAGAGCTACTAGGAGCTTGCCCGAAACTCTCAACCTCATTTAAAGCAGTTAGACCTTTTGAAATCTTATCTAAGGTTGCCAAATCAGTTAAATTAGCAGTTTCAACAATCGGTAAGGAAACCTCTGAGCCAAACTCTTTTAACTTCGTTTGAATAGAGTGGACTTGATGGAGTGCCTTCAAATCCACACCATCAATCGTAGTCGTACCTTCTAACTCAGACATAGCTTTCAAGTCGCTTGCGACTTCGAGGATACCCTCTGAGCCTTTTTCTAATTGTTCAAAAGTGTGTGTTTGGTTTTCTAGTTGTCGAATAACCTCTTTTGTTAAGTGTCTACGTTCTACAATATCTTGAGAATAGACTCGGATACGACCCTCTACAACCTCTAGTTGTTGGAACGTTTCCTTGTTATCATCTGTCATTTGTTTAATCGCTTGCTCTGCCGTTTCTAAGTCTGCTGCTTGCGACAACATCTTGTTAAGTGAAGCTGGTGACTGTTCCAACACAGGAAGACCCTCTGCGCCCCTCATTAAGTTCAAATAACGACCACCAACCTCTGCTAAGTTGAAGTAGCGTTTTAAGAAACTTGGGGTTTCAGAGACTTTTACAAAACGACCATCTACAAGGGTGTTATAAACCTCTTTTCGAGTGCCATCTTCGTTCAAGTACACTCTATAACCGTTCTTAAACGTAGAGCGAGGACTCAAACTCGTTCGAGTTAAATAATACTCAACCTCTAACCCATCAGACCAAAAGGTTGTAATTTTTGCTTCTAACGCTCCATGCTTAATAAAGCCTTTCGCCAGTTGCAAGCCGATACCCTTGGTAGTTAAGTTGTACTCCAAAGCCTTCAAAGCGTTGGATTTCCCAGTTGAGTTGAAAGCCTTAAGTAACAACACCCAATGAGAACCAAACTCAAAGCGTTCTTTCTCATACTGAGCAAAGTTTTCAATTTCCCAAGCCAACAACTTAGCTTTCTGACCTCTAGCAATAATACCCTCTAGGTAATTACGGTGTTCTTCCGAGTCAAATAGTGAAGTCTGTTTTAGCTCACTTTTGCTCTCACCCTTACTAACCTGTAAGTCAGCAAATAGTTCATCTACTACTGTTGCCAAATATATTCTTCCTTTCCTCTTTATCTTCGCAAAATTCCTAGAAAACACTAGGAACTTAGAGAAAACAAAGAAATAAATTTCTTTGTTAAAAGCCAAACCAAACTAGTTTGACTTTCTCGGTTTTATGAGATACCCCTCTACCAATTACGGAGAGTCTAAAGGCTAAAAACTCTTAATTTAGGTTTGGAGTGTTTTATTCCTCAGCACCAAAGTCCAAAGCACTTGCTGGGTCAACATCTACACCCGGAGGAAGTTGACCTGCATTCGCACCTAGACGGTTCGCTGCAGAATTTGTGATAGAGTTGGCAGACCCCCCTGCTGCTACACCTTTTTTAAGGTTTTCAGCAGTTGTTTGAATGTTCTCAACTTCAGCTTTCACTTTGTCAAGACCACCGTATAGTTTATCCAACTTCTCATTTACCTCTTCGTCAGAAAGCAATTCGCAAGCGCGAACAGTCTGTACAAGGTAAAGAGCGCTGTAATGAGCTTGTGCTTCTTTGTCCCATTGTTCTTGGAGACCAAGGTACTCAGTCAAGTCATACAAGTCAGTGAACGGAGCCACTTTTTGCATCACTTGAATGTTCAGTGAAGCACCAGACTTAGAATCTTCACTTTCGTAAGCAGCACCACCGTTTTTCTTCGCTTTGGCAAGTGCTTGTTCATCAATCTCATAGTTGAAGAGAACGAAGAAGCCACCAAGTTCAGTGATACCCGGTTGTTGTGCTTGCAACTCAAGAGCTTTTACCAATTTTTCAGTAAAGGCTTTTGTAGTAAGCTTATGCCACTTCATTTCACCTTCAATCGTGTGAGCAAACTCACGTGTTTCAAATAATTGGTTACCATCATTATCGCAGATAGGTTTACCATAATTATCAATACGAGGAATTTGTTTCTCCACAGTTGTTGGGTTTCCAGCTTCATCAAGCAAAGGTTTTGTTTCTGATGTAGTTGTGAACTTACCATTAGCGTCCTTTGTAGTTGGAATAACTACTACTGGGAACCACATATCTGAGTTGCTTTGAACTTGCAAGAACACATATTCCATAAACGTTTTAGTGAAGTCTTTTTCTTCTTTGTACTGAGGTTCGTTTGCAACCAACTCAGCAACAGAAGAATACCCTTGACGAGCTACTTCAAGCTCAATTTTCGCACGGCGCATGTCAAATGCTGCAGAAATGTAATCACGAAGGTATTCGTTATTCCCTGATTGACCCCAAGGTGCAAAGATACGGTTTTCTTCTTTCGCTTCTTCAAAGTAAGGCATAGAACCTTTCCAGTTGCTATCCTTATCTCCGTTGTTAAAGGCTTTCATTGTAACCGAACGCATAGGAACGCGGAACGGAATTAAATCGCCTTTTTCATCAACAGTTGGGAAGCCCATGCGAGGGATGTAAACCAAAAGTTTTTGGTTTGTGTAACCGTCCTTCGCACGGTTGAAGATTTTGATACCGAGTTCTTCTCCAAGTTCAGTGAGTGGAGAACGTTTTGCACCAGCAGTATCTTTCGCAAGAACTTGTTGCATTTGAGCCATTTGTTCTGCAGAAATCTTAGACATATCAATTTTTACCATGTTGTTTTTTACCTCAAGTTTTTCTAAGCAATAATTTAGCAATATTTAGCAATTTAAAGCAATTTCTAAGCAATTTTAAAGCATTTTTAAGCAATTAGTAACTACCGTTAGTCTTCTGTTTCTTTTGTAAAGCTTTCTATTTAGTATTTTTAGTAAAGTAAAATCTGCTAGTTTAACTAACAGTATGTAACCAATTTTTTT